CATCTATTGCATGTGCCTTTGTTATTGTTCCTGTACCAACATGATTGATAGCACCCTGCACACCATATATTCTGCTAGTGTAATTGTATGCTCCAAAGGTTTGAGCTTCGCCTACTACTCCTGCTAAAAGATAAGCTGTATCGGCTGTTGCTTGTCCTCTTGCTCTAAACTGCATAGCTAAGTTATTTATTCCACTCATAGTTTCTTTATCTGTTTGGATATACATGTAAGAAGAATTAATGGGTGTAACATTCAATCCTATATGCCCTTCATATTGAAATCCCCCACTTGTATAAAATTGAGTATTAGTTCCATCAAACTCTTGATAGTAATCTGTTGAACCACCCGCCCCCATTGTTAGTTTTTTATTATCTGCACTAATACTTATTTCATGATTAGTATCTAAATCATTTGTTAAAGGATCATTAGAACAATCTAATTTTAAGAAAGTATTATCAACATGTTTCTTATTAACTATATGATTATCTTCTGTTGGAGTGTGTTCGATAGTTCCTTCTTTACTCGCGACGTTTTGCCTAACCGCATGGTCATCTAAAATTCCCTTACTCTTTTGTCCTTCCGAAAACTGCACATTACTTTTAGGAGCGTCATATAAATTCGCTATACTTCTTTTTGCCATAATACTTAATAGAATTAAACTTAATAAAACTTTAGTTTGGAGTAAGAATACCCGCAACTTCTAATGCTGCGATTATCGCATTTGCTCTTGTAATAACATCTGCTGCTCCTGTCGCGTCTGCTATCGCCGCTTGCGGTGTTGTTGTTGCTAACTCAATACCTGCTCCTGCCGTTACCATTATGCCGCCGCCCTCGCTAATTTAAAGATTGTTGCTTGTCCGTTTCCATGAGGTACGATAACAATTGAACTAACATCTGCCCCGGCAGTTGCCGCTCCAGTGTTTAAAGTATTTAACTCTGCAAGAAATGCTGCCGAATCAACAAACCCAGTATATTCGTCTGTTGCTGTAATTGCTCCTAATGCCATCCTTAAGCCCCCTTAGAAGTTTTTTTTACCTCTACCTTAGGTTGTTCTTTAGAATCTTCAAACTCTTTAATATCTTCCATTATTGATACTTGGGATTCCATCCACTTAACATCTTTAGATCTGTTTTCAAAAACAGCTTTACTCATTTCAGTACTCCACTTTTCCCCTCTTAGTATATTATTTTGTCCCATTTTTAAACCTCGATATTTGTAATTGTATAAAGAGCCATTGGATCTGTGATTTGGATATGTCCCATTTCCCACGCTCTTACTTTTATACTCACACCTTGATCAACAATCACTGCCGATTGTAATCCAACAACACCTTTCCATGTTGCTGCTCTATTCCCCATTACTAACATACATTCATCCGCACTTACATTTGTACTTGCTATAATTTTTAATCCACAGATCTGCCCAACTACTCCATTACTTACAACGTCCGCAGTTTTGAAAGATGGGTTGTTAATAACTTTTGAGTTTCTTAGTAATGATCCGTAAGATTTAGGAGTTACTAATAGATAACCATTTTGTAGAACATCATAATTATTTGCCATCATTGCAGCTTCACCGATTAAAATATCTCCAATAGGATCTCTATTCGCCACGGTTACAGAATTCCAATCATCAGCCGCTGAAATAACTCCAGAAGTAGATCCCGCCGCTGTTAGTTGAGTATAAATATAAAGATCCTTTGCATTAACAATTGCTTCTGCAACTCTGAATGCGGATCTTGCTTGAGTGTTGATTGCATTTGTTAATGAATCTTCATAAAAGATTAATGCTTGTCCCATAAATTTCTTATGGTAAGTTGTAACTTGTGTCCAACTAGGATGTAGTTCCGGAGGTAAAGCTCCTCTTGCAACATCATTAACAGATCTATTTCCTGACGCACTTAACGGCGTAGAAGTTTCTCTATAATAGTTTTCAGAATTACTATTTGAATTTTCATTTAAAAGAACTTGAGATAATTTATATAATTTATTTGCAAAACCTTTTACAGCCCTTTCAAAATTTTCTCCTCTAATGTCTAACTCTCCGTTTGTGTCTGCCATCTTATATTGTTATTCGGTGAACCGATTATTTAAATGTTTCTGTTTATCTTCTCTTTCCTACATTAATTAAAACAGATCCTGTACCATTACCCGCCACGGTTTCTTGAGCGATTCCTACAACTTTCGGGGCGTCGTCCACGGTGTTCCCTGTTGCCACGGTAACTTCATTTGGAGCCGCTCCTACCATTACCGTCCCGCCTAATACCATACTCTCCGCCGCTCCACATGTTAGTTCAGCAATACAATGAGTTAGTAAAGGCATTTTAACAACGCCATCAGTTGCAGTCTTTTCATTAGCCGCGATCCCTGCAAATAAACCCGCCGCAGTTGCGATCACCGCAGTTTGAGGACTTGCCGATATCATCATAAGTGTACCCTTTGGAATTGCTGTTCCAGTTGCCACAGTATATTCTACTGGATCACCTCGATTTCCTAGAAGATCAACTATTACAGCTTCGTCTGCCATTATACATTCACCAATACTGCTCCAGAATCACCATCAGCCACGGTTTCTAAAGAAAGTCCCACTACTTCCGCTGCATTTGCTATCGTATCATCATCAGCGTCTATTGTTAAATTTACTCCTGATATTTTTAAAGGTTGTCCGAATGTAGTTGCCCCAGTTCCCGCCACCATATCAGCGACGCAATGAGTAATACAGGACATCTTAACAATTCCATCACTTGCCTTTTTTTCTGTTGCAGCAATACCTACAAAAAAATTTCCATCTGCCGCACTTATCTTTGCAGTTTGTGGAGAACTATCAAAAACCATTAAAGAACCTTTTGGAATTGCTGTCCCATTTGCCACAGTATATTCTACTGGATCACCTTGATTTCCTAGTAATGTTATTATTGTTGCTTCACTTGCCATATAAAGATTACATCTATAAACTATTTAAATCTTCCTATCGGAAAGGATTGGCGATACTAAGACAATCACGTTTATTCAATCTCTCTTTCAACCAACACCTTCAAAAATTTTTCACGTTTCAATACTCCTTCATGAAAACTTATCTGTTGTTCGTGTGCCGAAATACTTTCTTTAATAGCGTTCATCTCTTCTTGTAATTCTTTTTTAGATAATTCCATCTTCACCTAAAGGATTAACTTCTCCTCTTTCTAATGCTTCCGCGTATTGAGTATCGGTTAGTCTTTGAGGTTTTTCTATACCTACTCCCGCAGAGCTTCTGCCTTGTAAAGATGTTTCAGCGTTAATCTTTTCTTGACGATCCATATTTTTTTGGTTTTCTTCGTTTGCTTTTTCAAGACGTTCTGCTATTGCTTGTGCATTATCCATCATGGGTGTAGAGGTTTCTTTTTCTTCAACTCCATTTTCTTCCGACTTTTCGCTTTCTTCAGATTTATTTTCCGTAGTGGTTTCTTGTTTCTTTTCTTCATCAGTCATTTTTCTTTAACCCCCTTACAACTCTATTTAAAACTTCGGTATTTTTTAATATAATTTCTTTCATCTGTTTTTGAAATGTTATTTTTTCATAAACTAATGTTGCAGTCCATAATCCTAATACCCCATAGTTTAATAAAGATTCTTCAATCATTTTGTATTTTTTCCCGGTTTAACATTTAAACTATTCCCGTCCTTTTTGTCGTCGCTGGCTAGAGAATTTACTTTTGCGTCTGAACTTCCGGGACTTTCTAATTCTTTAAGAATGTCTGGCGGATCTTTAAGTTTTAGATCTAGTTTTAATTGAAGTTTTATTTGTGATTCTATCCATCTCTGTAAATTTTTAACATCATGAACCCATCCCACCATAATAATTTTACTTCCCGCTTCCGAAGATCCCTCACCCCATCCCATTACAACCTCGGGGACTGTTCCCGTTACAAATTGTCTTATTAAAAATTTTAACCATGGAAGTTGATCTATGTTAGGAAGATCCGCCATCGCATTCCTCATTTTTCCAATAGTATCTTTCCCAACAAAAACAACTTCTCCTTTTTCCCATGCTGTTTTATGTTCAGCTTTTAATCTTGTTAATTCTGTTGTGTTGGATTCATCTACTTCAATATAAATAATTGGTTGGACAAATCTATGAAAGAAAATACTTTGATCTTCCATGTTTTGAGATCTCATTAACATAAGATTTTCTAAAGCTTCGCCTAGTGGGACTCCATGATTTTCACTAGCTATTTTATTCCAACTTAAATGAAAAATATCATCAAGATTAAAAATTTCTTCTTTTCCATCCTTTAATCTTTGAGCATAATTTTTTAACATCCCTTTTTTTAAATTAAATTTCATTGTTCCGGAATCGATTGATTTCAAATTAATTAATCTGCCTTTTTTATCTCTTATAATTTCTGTTGTGCTATCTCCCGGGATTAAACAAACTCTTAAAGCGTCTTTCATAATTGAAAGGAATGTATCTTTACCTGCTCCTCTTATATTTTTTGTTTTCTCTAAATCTTTACTCTCTTCAAATCCATTTCCGAAAACCCATGTTACAATTTTATCTATCGCACTTCTAAACTCTGGGATCATTCTATAATAGCCGTGCCATTTATCAAATTCGGGAGTCCATGTATCTCCATTATCTAAACTTTTTGAACTCACAGAAAATAAATCTTTAAAAGTTGAATCTCTTGATTGAGGTCTATTTGAATATTCAACATCAGAAATATTAGAAGTCGTTGTGTTGGATAAATTAAGGTTTGCCATGGATATTCTTGGAATAAGATGTATTTAAATGTTCTTAAATCTCTACTTGATTGTATTGAACATCATTTAATTTAAAACTATTTGTTGCTATATAATTTTGGATTGATAGATTTAACCATCCTAACGTTACTTGTCCTGCCGCAGTTCCGAGTATTCCTGCTGTGAATCTTATTTGAATTGTATCCCCAATATCATTTTTATCACTACTAATAAATATTGCATCGCTTACAGATAGATTATTACCTAAAGAAAAACTTTCGCTTGCTAATGTTTTATTTTTAGTGGTATTTCTTACTGTGTATGTGTAAGTGTCTGCTGCTCCGCTTCTGTTCGCGAAACTATATTGAATTTTACATCCAATATAATCCCCATTCAATTCTGTTTTTGTTGGAATTGTTAAACTAGTTGTAACATCAGCTAATCCCGCATCATTTGTTTGTCCAATAGTGTAGGTGTTAAATGTTGTTCCAATTTCATCCGCTATAATTAAACCTTTATTAGACTCTATAACTGAATTTTTTTGTGTTAATAATTTTTTAAATTCTAAATTTAATACCATTTTAAGCTGTTTTTAAGAAAGTTACAAATTTTTGATCTTCTAATAATTTTTCTATAATTCCCATTCGGAAAATATGTATGTTAATCATATTTTCAGCTTCAATTCTGCTTGTAAATCCAACCATGTTATAAGAAATTGCACAAACAGCCACGTATCTTGAGACATATTCGGAAAGAATCGCTTTTGCTTTTGCGTTTAATGTTGCGATGTTTGTTGCCCAGTCGTATCTTGAAATCATGACTAAATATGCTTCTGCTTGAATCCCCCACGCTGTTTTATTTGCGTCTGTAAATCCTGTTGCATCAACGTTTTCTCCTGCCATCGCTAACATTTCTGCATCAGTTGATAATATACTTGTTGCTGCCATGTTATAACTAGAAGAAGAAAGGTTTTAAATGTTTCTCATGAGTCCCCCAAACTCCTCTAATCATTCCTTCTACAACGTGATCTTCTTCGCCGGAAATTATTAATCTTCCAGTATCTTTATTATGTTCCGCTTGAACACATTTTAAAGACGCTTTTATTTCGTCATCGTCTAAAAATTTTATTTTATTTAATTGCATAAGTTTCTTTAAGTGATTGTGTAATTCTTCTTTAATAATCTTTTTCTTTCCTTCATCTTTATTATAAATTCTTGAGGCATTATTAATCTCAATAACTTTTCTTTTGTTTTTTTTATCTTCTCTTAATAAATCACAGACGGTTATTCCCATTCCACCCGAATCAATATACTCATTCTTAAAATTATATTTCTCGTTAAGTTCTATTATTTTTCTTGTGCTTTCGGGGATTGGGATGTTTCTTGTTACAATATTTTCTACTTGTACTATGTTATCTCTATTTGTAATATCAAATATCTCATGAGTAAATTCATCTCTATCGAATCGAGCAACATCACAACCATAATCATAAGTTCTTCCCATTATAATATTCGGACGTCTTTGTAAACAACATAATTCTTTGATCAAATCATTTGGGTAAAATTGTTTTAGTTCATCAACAAATTCACCTAGATACATTTGCGAGTATTGGGCTTTCGTTAATGTCTTTTTCTTATTATCTAAAAATACCTGATCTTTCCTAGGACAATCTTCACTAGATGTATGAAACGCTGTGAATGCGGGATCATTAAAACAATTATAATAATAACCTTCCTTTACAAAAGGTGTAGAGAGTAACCATATCTCTCCCCTTGTTATTGCTAGGGCTGGAGTTATAGAGTTCCAAACTTCTTCGGGAATAAACGCAGCTTCATCTGCTATTAATAGATCTATTGTAAATCCCATTATCCCAAACCCTGTGTCACCTGCGGGTAGTGAATATATCTTACTTCCATTGTTTAAATTGATTAAGTGTTTTGTTGGGGATAGTAGTTGTTTAGTCGTCTTATCTCTCCCACTACTAATCTGCTTCTTATCAATCTGATTAATATTGAATAGAACCTTTTGAAATAATAAACCCGCTTGCCTTTCTGTTTTAGAAATAATCATCACTAACTTGTTACTATTTTCCAGTGCATATCTTGCCGCCTTTAATCCTATTACCGTACTCTTTCCAACTTGACGTCCGGATCTTAAACAGAGATTCCCTTTAGTTTTCATAACCTCCTCTTGCCATGGATCTAACTTTTTACCTTTCTGTTCCTCTTGTGTTCTCTTTGCCATTTTAATATTTTGTGATAACCACATAGTAGTGTTTTATTATTAAATCTTAATATCTTTCCACAAACAGAACACTTCTTTGCCCATTTTTCTTTTTTAGTCATGTGTTTCTTTATGGCAATCGGGACATAATACTTTTAATTTATCTGGGTTAACTAGGATATGTTTATAGATCATATTAGCTATTTCATTCCAAACTTTTATACCCTCAATATGATGAACTTGTATTTTCTGTTCTCTCCCTTTTGCTTTAGATTGTTTAACCCCGCATTCCTCGCATGAGTAATCAGCCCTCTTTAATGCTTCTGCTCTTTCACCTGAATATAACCATAGCCTTCTTAATGCAACAGTAATTTTTCCTTTCTTTGTTTTCATATTAACTTATCTCCAAATATTTCATCAATTCTTTTTTTTGATTGAGTTGTAGTAAAATAATCTTTCAATTCTTTAACAGCTTGTTTAACATCATCACCTGCATAAGTATCTAGTCCTAATTCCTTATTACTTAAATTCATTCTTCATCTTCAACCTCAATTAAGAAATGTAGATGTTCTGTTTCTCTCATTAATCCACTATCACGCATTACCATAAGATAACCATTGATTGTTCTTTCATCACCGCCTAGATACTTAATAATTATAGATCTTAGATAAGCAGTGTTTAGTATTCTACCATTATATTTTTTTAAGACTTTCTTTGCTTGATTATATTTAGTCATCATAATAACATATACACACACACAAACTATATAAACTCTTCTTACTACTTTATAATGAAACCATTGTGTATGTGTGTTTTAAAAAGAAGTAGCCCGTAGCGTTGTGTATAAAAGTAGTTAGCATAACGTACTCGCTTCTCGCCGAGCGTTCGAGGCGTCAGATGGTTAAGCGGGTTACTTGCTTTTATTCGACGGAGAGGCATACTCCATATTCCGTTAACACGCTAAGATACTACTCCCATGGCCTACTCCTGTTTCATAATTATTAATAACTATTTACGTTGTCATTAGTAGATGTTAGGTTGTCTTATTATTACTTTATTTATTGCATCTATCAATTAAGATGTTAGTAATAGTTGTCTATTTTATTTAAACGTTTCTTACTATTAAAGGGTAGTGAACAAAACATTACTTTAATTTATATGAGTACAAAAAGTTTATATATGTGAGAGTCTTAAACATGCCGTACATGTTTAAGGGTTATACAAACCATTAGTCCTCTAGTAATAAATTAAAGTAATAGATAGTTATTGTTGTTATTATCATTATATTATAGTTGTTATTATTTGTTATTATCATATTGTACTCTTTGCACTTGCACTTGTACTTGCACTTGTACTTGCATTTGCACTTGTACTTGTGTTTGTTGTTGTTATGATTTGGGGACTTGTACTTATGGGACTGGTACTGGTGGGACTAGTGTTTGTATATGTCTTTGCACTTGCACTTGTACTCTTTGCACTTGTACTTGCACTTGTACTTGCATATGTCTTTGCACTTGTACTCTTTGCATTTGTATTGTTGTTGTTGTTGTTGTATATTTGTATTTGCATTTGTACTTGTACTTGCACTTGTATATGTTGTTAATATTTATTTGTACTTGTACATGTTGTTGTTATTTTATTTGGGGGTGGGGTGGGGTGGTTGTTGTTGTGGGGGAGGGGTGGGAAGAAAGGATATTAGAGGGGGGCTGGGAATTGATAACCTGGTTAGAAACCTGGGGGCGTGGAAGGCGGACAAGGCACGGGCAAGCACGGGCATGCTTCATCGCATGCAGGTAGGCCGGAGGCCTAGGCCATAGCATAACACACACGGAGTGTGTGCATCTAGTTTGCAAGGGCAACATGCTTGCGATTTTGTTTTTGTTTTTGGAAGGCCGCGAACCACAACCCCACAAAAATTTTCCCAGTAATCATGTAACGCGATGTAGTATAGATGTAACGGTGAAGCAAAAAAGGGGGGGGCTCACTGCGAACCCCCTAACACTCTACAACTTAAACTCCAGTCTGCTTTCACTTTCGCAAACCAACACCTTAACCAACCAATCATTCTATCATAACTAGTTCACAATACTGATCTAGTTCTTTTATTGCTGCTAACATCTCCAATAATTTCTCATGATCTCTTAATTTTGTTTCTCTAATTACGATATATCTTCCTTTCATATCTTCACTTATACATACCAATTTCATTACCTCCTTACAATATTTAATTAGTATCAAAAAAAAAAGAACCCTTTAGGGTTCAACCTTATACAAACTTGTTCATTATATTATCTAACAAATCTTCATCTGTGTTTATTTCTTTTTCCTTTATGGGTTTATCTTCTCCTATTATTCTGAACGTGCAACCACCACCTTTAAAAATTCTACTAAACTCACCTCTTGATGTATACAACCATACCCCGTTCACAACCAACTTATAACCCTTACCCGCTTTTGTCGGACAAAGAACAACTTCTTTTACTTCCATTTTATTTTCGTATTTAACTACCTCCTTACAATTTATTTATTTGTTGGGGGAAAGTTTTTTTTCTCCCGAAGGGAGTGAGAAAAAAACGGCGAGCGTATGTCGCAAGATAAATCTCCTCTTATATGTTTTGCCTTACGAAGTAAGGCTTTGTGTGAGTATCTCCCGCAGGAGATCGCGAACACAAAACATTTAAGTTGGGAGCGTTTATATGCGGCATGGTGGCTGTATAAGGGTTCTCAATTTTGTTTCAGAAATTGAGAAGGAGGGGATTAGCTCGAGGGGTGGAAGAAGCGAACACTTAACCGGTTATCATTGCTCTTAGTTCATCTAATAAGCTGTGAGCGTTTTCATCACTCCAATCAGTATAAGGTTTTTTAAGTTCTTCAATAAGTTCTAATACTTCTTCTAATGCTTCAATCTTGGCCTTAACATATGCTTCAAACTTTGTAGTATCTACTTCATCACAGCTTTCAGCTGAACTTATTTTATCTACTAGTTCTTTAATTGTTTTCATTTTACT